CTTTCGGCGTTTTGTTGAACACAAAGTCCGTCTGGATATAGAAGGCGGTGGCTCATATACTATTATGCTGATACAAAACGGTGTAGTTAACCAGATAAAAGTCAACGGTGGAGGCGATTCTCAAATAATGATTACGCAAGGTTCGTGAAAAAGTTTTTAATAATACTTAGCTTATTAAGTGTTCCGCTTATATTTCAGTGGGATATGTACCAAGTATTAAAGCTTCGTACTTTTGATGCTTTTGTTAGCCAGGGACAACCGTCCGGGTATTTTGCAATACTGAACATTACCGAAGAGGATGTTAATCGAGAAGGCGGTTATCCGTTGCCACGTTACCGACTTGCAGAAATACAGCACGATTTACTGGAGCATGGAGCCATAGGCGTGGGTTGGGTCATTGGCTTTCCGCACTCAGACAGGCTAGGTGGCGATGAAGCGTTTGCTTATTCTATGAGTTTTTCTAAAACCGTACTGCCCTTGTTTGAACACGACAATGGAGAGTATCCAGATACTGTTGGTACAGTAATATTGGGTGACGGTGACGGTGGTTTTGAAGCAGCAGGAACTTTACAAAACATACCGATACTGCGTGAATCTGCTTGGACCGAACAAGGGATTGCTACGGCCCCGGTTGATGTGGATAATCTAGTTAGAAGGATACCATTATTGTATAAGACTCCAGATGGTTGGTTAGCGGCATTTGGAACACAGGTTTTAAAAGTTTTGGCTGACGCGGATACCTACGTGATTAAAACAAATCAAAATGGTATTGAAGAAGTGCGCGTAAAGGGTATTCCGCCAGCCAAAGTTGATTCTCTGGGCAGGAAGTGGATTAGTTGGATTGTTCCACGTGAAACATCTTTAGAAGAAATGGATGTTGAGGGTCGGTTTGTTTTTATCGGTGTAACTGCTAAAGGTGTCATGCCACAGCTCGCTACCCCAATAGGTTTACTCGAACCTCATTACATTCAAGCTGCCTTGGCCGAAAGTATCTTACAGTCAGACAGCCCTTACATTCCAGATTACTCTTTAGCGGCAGAAAGTCTTATTTTTGTAACTACGGTAGCCCTAGTATGGTTTTTGGTCAGTGGGCTGGGCGTGACCTGGGGGGTGTTATCGGCATCGATTTTGTTCAGCGCGACGGCTTATGCTGGAACGCAACTTATCGCAAATGGACTGTTAATTGACGTAGTTTGGACCCTAATTAGCCAGATTTTGGCCTCTACAGTCGCTTTTTACCTTAATTACCGCACCCAATACCGCCTAAAACAGCAAATTAAGAAGCAATTTGAGCATTATTTGGACCCAAGACAGGTAAAACGGCTACAAAACGACCCAAATTTGCTTCGTTTAGGGGGTGAAAAGCGTTATGCGACATTTTTGTTTACCGATGTACGAGGGTTTACATCGTTGTCCGAATCGCTTCCCCCGGAACAAGTTACGTACATTATGAACAAGGCTTTGACTGCTCAACAAAAAGCAGTTCAGCAATACGAAGGAACTGTGGATAAGTATATTGGCGATGCAATGATGGCTTTTTGGAATGCTCCTTTTGATCAAGAAGATCATGAGTATCGAGCGGTATCTTGTGCCTTGCAAATAATCAATAATATGGAAGGTCTTAATCGAGAGCTAGTTGCAGAAGGGTTACCTGAAATAGCTATTGGCATTGGAGTTAATACCGGAGATGCTGTTATTGGCAACATGGGCAGTGAACAACGGTTTGATTACACCGCTATTGGCGACGCTGTAAACACGGGAGCCAGGCTTGAATCTGCAACCAAACAAGAGGGTGTTGATTTGTTAGTTGGGGAAACTACTGCCAATCGCTGTAAATATGATTTACACTTAGTGAGCGAAATAAAAGTTAAAGGTAAGGAACAAGCGTTACAGGTCTATACTTATGGGTTTTAAACTTGCCATAATTTTAGGTGCATTGTTGGTGGCTTCACTAGCTGGCTCCGCTTCGTACATTAAATACCTTAACAACCAGATGGCGGTGCTTAAAGGAAACCAAGTCATATTAGAAAATCAAATAGAAGAACAGAATGCTTCAATAGATGCGTATTTAAAAAAGCAAGAGCAGGTCAGCTTTCAGTTAAAAAGCATGGAAGCAGAAAAAAACGAAGCATTGCGAGAGTTCAACAGCCTTAGAGATAAGTTCTCTAAGCACGACATGAATAGCTTGGCACTAGCCAAACCCAAACTTATTGAAACAAGGGTCAACAATGGGACTCGCAAGGTAAAAGAAGCGTTGGTAAAGATTACTGATCCTAACCAGTTTGAACCACAGGAAGAGCCTGTTGAAACACCAGAGATAAAAATAGAGGTTCCAGATGCGAAAGCTGGTATTCGCGGTTAGCTTACTGTTGGTTGGTGGGTGTTCGATGATGCCCAACACCAAACAAGTTGAGGTTAAAACTATAGCGGAGCGCCCGCCTATGTACCATCCACCATTGCCAATGGAAATGCAGTTGACAGACGTACAGTTTGAAGTGATGACCCCCGAAACTATGACAACCTATCTCGGTTTGATTGACGAAAACAAAGCGCCGCGCAAACCGTACTATGCGTTGACCACCAAACAATACGAAAACTTAGCCATGAATATGGCTGAAATTAAAAGATATACCAAAAACATACTAACTATTGTAAAGTTCTATAGAGACTATGATAAAGGGGAAGAATAATGTTTGAATGGGTAGCTGAAATTATTGGTGTTGTAACCGCAATTGTATGCGGAGCAAGTTTTATTGCCGCGATAACCAATACTCCAAAGGATGATGAGTTGTTAGGTAAACTTTATAAGGCAATTGAATTACTTGCTTTAAATATAGGCAAGGCAAAAATGACGCCTCCTAATAAAGATTGATAAGTTTAATTCAAAAGGATCTGTAAATGGCTGAAGAACCGGTATCTTTAATTGAAGAAACAATTCCTTCTCAAGGAAATCCTTTGTCTGGAATGATGGAGGAGCAAATTGATATAGAGATTGAAGAAGAACAGACTCCTGAAATGGAAGAGTTAGATGACGGGTCAGTCGTTTTAAGTTACGAAGAACAAGCGTTTAAAGAAGCTATTTTTGCAGAACACGATGCGAACATAGCCGAATTAATTGACGAAAGAGATTTGATGGAAATCGCTAGTGATTTAAGCGAAAAGTATGAAGAAGACAAATCTGGAAGAAAAGATTGGGAGGAATCATACGTTAATGGTTTAGACCTGCTAGGCATTAAGTACGAAGACAGAGATCAACCTTTTAGGGGTTCTAGTGGTGTAACACACCCCTTGATAGCGGAGTCAATCACACAGTTTCAAGCTCAGGCATACAAAGAGTTATTGCCTAGCGGAGGTCCAGTTAGAACACAGATTATTGGCGCTACGAATCCTCAAGTAGAGATGCAATCTCAACGAGTTAAGGATTTTATGAACTACCAGATTATGCATGTAATGGAAGAGTATGACCCAGAAATGGATCGTCTTTTGTTTTATCTCCCGATTGCTGGAAGTGCTTTTAAGAAAGTGTACTTTGATGACTTGTTAGACAGAGCAGTTTCTAAATTTGTTCCTGCGGATGATTTGATTGTTCCATACAACGCATCAGACTTAGACTCGGCGTCTAGAATTACTCATGTAATTCGTATGAATGAAAACGATGTTCGTAAGGCGCAAGCAACTGGGTTTTACAGAGAAATAGAACTGAGCCCATACGAAGCTGACGATGAAATACTAGATAAAGAAAGAGAGCTGTCAGGGATTGATAAAACTTCCGACGATCAAGACTGTACTTTACTAGAAATACACACGGATTTAGATTTACCCGGCTTTGAGCACAGGCATCCATTAGACAATGAGCCAACAGGAATAAAACTTCCTTACATTGTTACGATAGATGAAGGAACATCTAAAGTTTTGTCAGTTAGAAGAAACTGGACGGAAGGTGACGAGTATCACCGTAAGCAGCATTACTTTTCGCACTACAAATTTTTACCGGGTCTTGGCTTTTACGGTTTTGGTTTATTGCATATGATTGGCGGTTTAGGTCGCTCTGCAACATCAATTCTTAGGCAATTAATTGATGCCGGAACATTAGCTAACTTACCTGCTGGGTTTAAAACTAGAGGTATTCGCATTAGAGATGCGGATGAACCGTTATCCCCTGGTGAATTTAGAGATATTGATGTTCCTGGTGGAGCGTTAAAAGAAAGCATTATGGCGTTGCCGTACAAAGAGCCTAGCCAAACTTTATCAACGCTACTTGGTTTTGTTGTAGATGCTGGCAGACGATTTGCTGCTATTACTGACATACAAGTGGGCGATGGTAATCAACAAGCGGCGCCAGGTACTACAGTGGCGCTCTTGGAAAGAGGCTCTAAAGTAATGTCTGCGATACACAAGCGTTTACATTATGCACAAAGAAAAGAATTTAGGATGCTGGCAAAAATCTTTGCCGAATCTTTGCCTCCGGTGTATCCATATAATGTGGTTGGTGCAGAGACATCGATTAAGCAGCAAGATTTTGATGATCGAGTAGATGTATTGCCTGTATCTGATCCGAATATATTTTCTATGTCGCAACGGATGGCTTTAGCTCAAACTCAATTGCAGTTAGCGCAAAGCAACCCAGAGATGCACAATTTGTACGAGGCTTACCATAGAATGTATGAGTCTATTGGGGTGCAGAATATAGAGGCTATTTTACCGCCCCCAAAACAGCCCGTACCAACAGATCCTGCTATAGAAAACGCAAAAGCTTTAATACAAGAGACTTTACAGGCGTTTCCAGAGCAAGATCACGATGCCCACATACAGTCGCATTTGCTTTTTATCAAAAGCCCAGTGGTTTCTACTACGCCTCCTGTGTTTGCGTTGTTACTGGCTCATATTTGTGAGCATGTTGCGTTTAAAGCAAGAGCAACGGCAAACAATGAGATGCAACAGATTATGGAGCAAGCTATGCAGCAAGGACAACAATCTCCGCAAATACCGCCAGAGGATGTTGAAAAAAGGGTTGCTCAGTTAATTGTTGGGTTTACTAATGAGGTTGTCATGGAACTAAGTCCACCGGCAGAGGGTCAAGAAGATCCGTTAGTAGAACTAAGATCTAAAGAAATAGATATAAAAGCGGCGGATGTTCAGAGAAAAGCAGATGAATTTGCTGCCAAGCATCAGCTTGATGTTCAAACAGAAGTTCAAAAACAGCAACTGGCCAGAGAAAAAATAGATTCTCAAGAAGATATAGCGTTGCTTCGAGCAGAAGTTAACAGAGAACGTATTGATAGAGTTGGCGGAGCTGGTAGAGGTGAATAATGGCGATTAGTAGAGGAAACATTAGCAAGCAATTAACCGGGCAAATGGCTAAACAAACAGGAATGACCAAACCCGAAGCAGAATACTTGCTTAAAAAGGGTAAAGAGTTAAACGACATGGAAGGGTTTGAAGAAGGTGGATCTGTCCATGAAATTAAAGCCTATAATTTTAAAGGAGTATTTTAGATGGCCAGGTATAGTTTTAGAAACGCGACAGACAAAGAGTTAACCGCAGGACTTAATAGCTCTAATCAAGATGAAAATGATGCGGCCATGAAAGAGCAGATGAGAAGGCTTGACGCAGGAAAAGTTCCGATTACTAGAAACACTATGGATAAACTCGCTACTCAAGATCCGGGTCCAAAAAAATCTATTAAAAGGAGCGCTGGCGGTTCGGCTAGAGGAACACGAGGTCAAACGTCTGGCAAAAATTTTAGCGGTATTTATTGATTAATACTTCAATATGCCATATTCTTTGATTCATGGCAGATCCTACAACTTTTGCGTATTTAGTGTTAAAAAGAGTACAGGAACGTATTACTTTAACACAAGAAGCTATCATTCATGGTACGGCTAAAGAATATGCGATTTATAGAGAGTTAGTAGGTGAGCTTAGGGGGCTTCAATATGCCGAACAAGAAATCAAAGACGCTCTTAGTTCATCGGAGGAAGAATGACTAAAACGCTTTATGTACCAGACCATGTTGCTGCTGAAGAAAATGAAAAGCGGCAAGCAACAGTGGCTTCTGCTTATGTTGAGAAAGAAGAAAAAGTATTAGATCCTACCAGGCTAGATCTTTCGTTAAACGAAAGACTGCCACAGCCAACCGGCTGGAGAATACTGGTTATGCCTTATTCTGGTAGAAAAACATCTGACGGCGGAATACATATACCCGATTCCGTTAGAGATAGAGAAGCATTGGCAACAGTTGTTGCTTATGTTTTAAAAGTTGGACCATTGGCTTATGCAGATCCAAATAAATTTGGAGAAGGCTCAAGTCCTTGGTGCGAAGAAGGTCAATGGGTTTGTATTGGCCGTTATGCCGGAGCTCGATTTAAAATAGATGGCGGAGAAGTTCGTATCATTAACGATGACGAAGTTATTGCTACTATTATTGAGCCTGATGATATTAAACATGTCTAGAAAGAAGAAAGTCATTATAGGAAGACTGCGACATGCCAGAAGAACAGAAAATAGAAATAGGTGATTCGGAAGAATCTGAAGTAGCTATTACATTAGAAGAAGTTGAGGAAAAAGAAATTCCTCAAGCTCCTGTTGTAGAAGCTTCAAAACCTGAAGAAGAAACTAACTCTGAAGAGTTAGAAGATTACAGCGATGGCGTAAAAAAACGCATTGCTAAGTTAACAAAAAAGTATCGAGAAGAAGAACGTCAAAAGCAAGCCTCTATTCAGTTTGCTGAAAATGTTCGTAAAGAGAACGAAGATTTAAAAGCTCGTTTAAATAGTTTAGACGCAGGTTTTGTAAAAGAAGCGGATACTCGAATATCTTCTCAGATAGATACAGCGAAAAGAATTCTTAAAGACGCGCATGAATCAAATGACTTTGATAAAATTGTAGAGGCTCAAGAAGTTTTAGCCTCTTTAGCTGTTGAAAAGGATAAGGTTTCTAATGCTCAACGGCAAAGAGAAAGTCAGGCAGAAGAAATTGAAAACAAGCTTCCAGAGCCTAATCAAATAAAGCAGCAAGCCGCTCCACAACCAGATTTAAAAGCTCAAGAATGGGCGAGTAATAACTCTTGGTTTGGAGAGGATGAAGTTATGACTCAAGCCGCTTTTGCTATTCATCGTATACTGGTCGAAGACGAAGGATTTGACGCGCAGACTGATGAGTACTATAGTGAAATTGATAAGAGACTTATAAACGAGTTTCCACAGAAACTAGGTTCTAAGACTCAAACAACCGGGGGAAGCCGCAAAGTTGCGTCAGCCGAAGCTTCCGCATCCCGCAACAAGGGTGGACGCAAAACTGTGAAATTAACACCTTCGCAAGTCGCAATCGCCAAGAGGCTAAATGTACCTCTTGAAGAATATGCTAAATACGTGTGAGGAATAAAGTTATGAGTGAAACAGAAAACACAACTGTCAAAAAGTCTGCCCGGACGCCTAGAGCCAATCAAACACGCGCAGGGCAAGCGCGCCGACAACCGTGGAGGCCACCATCTGTATTGGATGCACCCCCCGCACCAGAAGGATTCAAACACAGATGGATTAGATCTGAAGTTATGGGTTTTGATGATCGTAAGAACATATCTGCCAGGTTAAGAGAAGGCTGGGAGCTGGTTCGAGGTGATGAATACCCTGATTTTGACATACCAACTGTCGAAGACGGCAAACATGCCGGAGTCATAGGTGTAGGAGGATTACTTCTGGCAAGAGTCCCGGTTGAAGTCGTGCAGGAACGTAACGACTACTTTCGCGGTGTAACGCGCGATCAAATGTCGGCTGTTGACAACGACTTAGCTCGTGAACAGCACCCAGCGATGCCTATCAGTAACCCTGACAGGCAATCTCGTGTAACTTTTGGCGGTCCTCAAAGCGAGGACTAGGAGAAAAAAATGGCTAATATTAATGGAAGTTTTGGTCTACGCCCTTTAAGTAAATTGGGCGGAGGGTCAAATTCCACTGGTCTTACAGGCTATACTCCTTATGAAATTGCTAGTGACAACACTGATAAAATATACCACGGACAATTGGTTATTCCTCTTGCTTCTGGGTACATTGACCACACAGCTAACGCTGCTGGTGGAACAGTAAGTCATCTAGGCGTTTTCCAAGGATGTCAATATGTCTCAAGCACCACTGGAAAAACAGTTTGGAGCAACTACTGGCCCGGTTCTGGGGCAGATAGTAATCATCCAGTTCAAGCATTTATAAATGACGACCCTAGTCAGCTATATGTGATTGCAACGGATGCTTCATGGACTAGTGAGGCAAATGCTCGTGCAAGTGTCTTTTTAAACGCAAACTTATCTACAGGTATAACAGGAACTGATGCTACAGGTCTTTCATTAGGACGTTTAGCTATCAGCACTCTTGCTACAACCAACAGCCTAGCACTTCGTGTTATGGGCTGGGTAGATGATGTTGAAAATGCTGATTTCGCTTCTGCTGGAATCGGTGCAATCGTTCGGTTGAATAACTCTTTCAATGCGCCTACGGGCTCCATTGCTGCGGGTACACCTTCAACCACTGGCGTATAGGAGTATATGAGAAATGGCTATAAGTAGAGCACAACTAGCTAAAGAGCTAGAGCCTGGACTCAATGCCTTATTCGGTATGGAGTACGCCAGGTATGATCAAGAAGACAAAGAGATCTATGACACTGAATCTTCAGAACGAGCTTTTGAAGAAGAAGTAATGCTGGCAGGATTTGGTTCTGCGCCAGTTAAGTCAGAAGGTTCTGCTGTGTCTTTTGACGACGCGCAAGAAGCGTATACCGCACGGTATACACATGAGACTATCGCTCTTGCTTTTTCAATAACTGAAGAAGCGATTGAAGATAATCTTTATGATCGTCTTGCATCACGTTATACAAAAGCGTTGGCGCGCAGTATGGCTCACACTAAACAGGTGAAAGCTGCTGCAACCTTAAATAATGCTTTTGATAGCACTTTTGCAGGAGGCGACGGCAAAGAGCTGTGTGCTACTGATCACCCTTTGGTGACAGGTAACACGCTTCGCAACGAGCCAAGCACTGCTGCTGACCTAAACGAAACAAGCTTAGAAAACGCACTTATTGACATTGCAGGATTTGTCGATGAGAGAGGTTTGAAAGTATCTGTTCGTGGATTAAAGTTGATTGTCCCATCTGCATTGCAGTTTGTTGCGGATCGTCTTCTTGAGTCTACACTTCGTCCGGGTACAGCGGATAATGACGTAAATGCTACTCGAAACATGGGGATGCTACCGCAAGGGTACGTTGTTAACCATTATTTGACAGACACTGATGCGTTTTTTATTAAAACAGATGCTCCTAGAGGATTTGTTCATTTTGAGCGTATGGGAATGTCTACCAAGATGGAAGGTGACTTTGACACAGGTAATGTTAGATTTAAGGCTCGTGAGCGTTACAGCTACGGGTACTCAGATCCACGTTGCGTATACGGTTCTCCAGGAGCCGCGTAATACTTTTAAAGTATGTGAAAGGGGGCATTGCGCCCCCTTTCTTTTTTGTGTACCCTCAATATAACTAGGATTTTTATAAGCTATAATTGACTGCCCTAGCAGACACTTATTATGACGTTATAGCGAAACCTTTAATAAGGAGGTCGGCCAAATGGCTAACACAACTTTTAACGGACCAGTTCGTTCAGAAAATGGTTTTAAAGTAATTTCAAAAAATGCGACTACAGGTGCTATTACAGACACGGCTGTAATTGCCTCTACAGGGATTGTAACTAACAAATACATCAAACATGTTGGTTTTGCCACAGGCGTAACGGTCAACACAACTGCTGGAGATAGCCCCACTATTGGTGAATTTACTCAACCAGCAAACACTATCATTACAGACATTAAAATATTTTGTGACGTTTCCCCTGTTATTGGAACTGGTGACATTGGTTATGAAGTTGGGACTGCTAGTTCTGGCGCACAAATTGTTGCTGCTCAAACGGATGAAATTTTAGATGGTGGTACAACTGTTGTTGCACACAATGTAACTGTAACCAGTTTGGTTCTTCAAACGCAGGACGACACTACTGCCCCTGCTTCTGTTCAATACACAGACACTGAAAGAACTATCTTCTGCAATATTACTAATACGGTAGATGCTACAACTGCGGGTTCTTTTACTTTTATAATTGAATACGTTCAAATAGCGTAAAGTAAACACGGTTTAGGTGGGCTTTGCCCGCCTAAATTGTAGGAGTTTTATATGTCAGATATTCAAGTAAAAACGTATACTAGCGGTCTTTCTGCTTCTACTGCGTCTATTGCGGCTTTACAAACAACAACCGGCACTGCTGCGATGACTTTG